AAGCTCGACCAAGAGTTCGCCTCTATCAACGTCACGCTTGATGGGACGCTGGCGAACCTCGCGCTCATTCAAAGAGATGACGGCGCGCTAAGCAATGGCATTGTTACTGCGGAGAGTTTGGCTACAGGGTTGAGTGTAGGGGTAAACCCGGCAACAGCATGGGTGACAGTGACAGCGTATGTCGTGAATGACATGGTGTGGCAAAACGCGAAGCTCTATCGCTGTATCATAGCGCACACGTCCGGCACGTTCGCGACAGATTTAGCCGCTTTGAAATGGGAAGAGATCTTAGACGTCGCTGATGAAGTGCCGGCAGCGACCGGCTTGTTTCTGAATACGGTCGAGGATAAAGTCTTCGGTGACAGCCCATACAGCGTTGTTGAAGGTGATAATGGAAAAGCGTTTGATGTCAATACGACGGGCGGTACGATTGTCTTTACGCTGCCGGAGATCTCAACGCTCACAAATGGCAATTTCTTCCGTATATTGGTTCGAAAAACCGTTGCCGCAAACACGATGACCATTAACCGCAGCGGGTCTGATACGATAGCTGGTGCGACATCTGATGCATATACCGTTCAGTTTTCATCCGTGCTATACTATGCGCAAACCGGCGACATAGATTGGAAAAAGATCGATTTGTCGCCTTCTGCGTCATTGGATGCGCAATTGACCAACTCGAAGAATATAACTTTTTATGAATTATTAGCTTGTTAGGAGAATAAGAAATGACGCTTACCAACACCCCAGTTTTCGTGCAAACACCTAAGACGGTAGGCATATCGTTCGCCGCAAGCTCCCAGAGCGTGCAAATGGACCCCGCGACGGTATCGCCTACTGCACTTTTAACCGCCGGCGCTGATGGCGCTGTCGTGACTTCAATTGAAGTGGCTGCTGAAGTCACCGTTACAGTCGAAAAAGTCGTGCTGTGGATACAGCTTGCAGGTTCAGGTAGCTGGTTTGTGGTTCGGGATGTGCTGATGTCGGCGTACACGATGGCCCCAACAACGGCGCAGGGACGCACGACGCTTGTCGATAAAAATGATCCGACAGATGTGATCAGGTTAGCTGCAGGGGATATACTCGGCGTAACGCATCACGTAGACCAGCAATCTATGGTAATTGCAGAATACACGGACTTTTAATCTATGAGCGGTCTCAATAAACAATTTTTAAGTCTCTTACCGGACAGGGCTGCTAAGCTCTTCCAGAAGAACACTTTTCGACGTCAGAACACATTCAGTGCGAGCGCAGTATTTCAGCAGGGTCTATCTTTGTTGGGCAATCTGGCGGTAGGGGCAATCGGTAAAATCATTGTACCGACTGCCGGAGAGCTAACGATAGTCTCCGGTGAAATAACAGTTACCGGATCGTATCATACAGTAGATACAGAGAGTGACGACGCCTCGGACGATCTAGCGACGATTAATGGCGCAGTGGATGGCTATCAGATTACGATAAGGCCCGAAAGCGCTTCTAGGACTGTGGTGATAAAGCACGATACAGGGAATATCTTAACCTACGATGAGGGAGATATTACCCTTAACGGTACGCACAGAGTAATCGGATTAAGGTATGATGGGGCATTAGCTAAATGGATTGTCCAAAACTCCGGCTATTCAAACCCCCCTGCGCTACCTTTTGCCGCTGATTGGACGTACCTAACCGCGCAAAGCTTGAGCGGGGCGAGCGTGACGTTTGGCAGCATCCCGGCGGGCGTTAAAGAAATAGAGGTTTTCGTAAAGAGAGCTAGGATGAGCTCCGGCGGTGCACAGCACATGACGATCCAATTAGGTGATGCCGGCGGCATAGAAACGACCGGATATCTATCGGGGATACAAGCGACAACAGGCGATGCATTTGCTACTGCGTCTTTCCTAGCGGGAGTGGTGCATTCAACTGCATCAAATGGGGATTTTGTTGCCAAGTTAGATCTAGCGGACGCGGCTGCATTCCAGTGGATGATGATTTCGAACGGCAATAATAACGGTACGACGGATGTTGCGGCTTCTTCAGGGAGCAAGGCGCTATCAGCAGAGCTGACACAGCTTCGCATAGGAAATACAGCCGCGTCCGCATTTGAGGCCGGCACCGCTTACGTAAGGTATCGTTAATATGATAGACGCAGCGCAACAAAAGATTGACACCGTTCTCATACCTACAGGGTATACAGCCACAGCAGCGCTTAGCAGCGTCCCGTTTTGGCCTGAAAGCTTTCATGGGTGGCTCAGCATATTAGCTGTATTCCTCGCTGTTTTAGTCGGTGGCACCACCACCTACTTGAATGTAGTATCCATAAGAGATAAAAAACGTAGGAAGATTACCGACAACTTGGATAAAAAGAAATAATCTGTCATACTGTTAATACTAATATAAAAATGAAGGAGATACCCTATGGATATTATTACTAATTTTCTAGCTTTCGCTGACCAGCTTCCCTCGTGGCTTAACGCTTTACTGGTTGTTGTGGGTTCCGCGACAGCGATTACCATACTGACCCCAACAAAAACAGACGACAAGATTGTAGATAGCGTGCTTGGGGTTCTTAATTTTCTAGCCGGCAATTTTGCTAAGAATAAAAATGCTGACGATGTAGAAAAATAAGATGCATGATGATTTAGGTCTTTTTGTAGAAGGGCCGGAACTCGAACCCGAGCAAAACACCCTTCTACAGCAGCAGATTGAAGCGGCAGAGAGACAATTGTTTCTAAAAAAGGCGGCAGTCGAATTGTCGCTTTTTTTACTATATCTGCACCCCGATACAGAAGAACCTAATAACCTAGATAAATCCCGTTACATAATTAAGCCGCATCACGAGCTGATCATATCAATGTTCGAGAAGTGCGTTACCGGCGATCAGGACGCCACCGCGCTCTCTATTCCGCCGCAGCACGGTAAATCTACGATCACGTCTCAATACGGTCCTGCTTGGGAGTTTGGGCGTAGCCCGCATAAGCACATCATCATAGGGACATACTCTGATAGCTTTGCCGAAAAGATCGGGGCTAAGGTTCGCGGCATTCTACAAGATCCCAGGTTCAAGCATATCTTCCCAAATTTCCGGTTGAAAAAAGGCTCTGAGAGTAAAGCGTTTATGGAGAGCACGGAGGGGGGTTCGCTACTATTTGTTGGCCGTAAAGGCGGTACGACCGGGCGTCCATGTGACATGTTCATCGTGGATGACCCGATCAAAGATAAAAAGGAAGCGGACAGCCCGACAATCCGTGATGATGTTTGGGACTGGTACACTTCTGTCGCTGACACACGGATGCACGTTTACTCTTCCGCGTTCGTTATACATACCAGATGGCATGAGGACGATCTTATCGGGCGCTTATGCGATCCTGATCATCCGCATCATGACGCTGAGCTGGCTGCGGATTGGGTCTATATTAATGTGCCGGCGCTGCTCGATGATCCCCGAGATCAGAAGGTCGCCGAGGCTTTAGGCTTGGAATACGGTCACGCACTTTGGGAGGAGCGTTTTCCGGTCTCTTTACTGGAGAAAAGGCGTCGGCGTAACCCGAAGGTATTCTCTGCGCTGTATCAAGGCCGGCCTTCACCGGAAGACGGCGATTTCTTCACATCCGATATGGTGCGCACATACGAGGTCCAGGACCTGCCCAAGAATTTACGCATATACGCCGGCAGTGATCATGCGCTGACCGAGAAAGAAGAGAATGATGCGACAGTATTGCTGATTGTCGGTGTAGATACTGAAGGTCATGTATGGATCTTGGATTGCTGGTGGCAGCGCAAGAAAACTGACGTGGTGGTCAAAGCCATGGTTAATTTAATGCAAAAGCGCAAGCCGATAATCTGGGGCGCTGGTCGGGATCATATCACTAAATCCATTGGACCATTCTTGAAAAAAGAGATGCGTAAAGAGAAAGTATATTGTAATATCAAGGAGTTATCTGAAAGTAAAGATAAGCAGCAGCGCTCGCAGCCGATCCAAGGGCTCATGAGTTTAGGCATGGTGCATTTCCCGAAAAACGCACCGTGGCTACAACGCGCGAAAGCAGAATTAATGAAATTCCCCAGCGCGACACATGACGATTTCGTTGATGCTATTTCTAACATTGGCAGATTGGTCGATAGGATGGTAGGATCAAAAGGGCCGGCTAATGATTATATGGCTGGAAATAGCATACCAAAAGAAGGTACAATGGCCTGGATAAAATATTCTAGCGATCAAGAGGATCGCCGGCGTAAGTTCAGTCTCATTAATGGTGGAATGTAATGGTTGCAGACCAAGGATTAACATTGGCGTCTATTACTCGGGATGCGCCGGATTTGCCTGATGACGCCGCGGCGTTTATCAAAAAATGGATGGGCAAGATCCAATCCGCTAAACGATTTTTCAAAAACGATTTCAGACGTATCAAAGAAGATATGGATTTCGCCTATGGCGATCAGTGGGATGATGGTTCAGGCGTTACGTCTGGTAATAGGTACACCGCTAATATCGTTCAGCAGCATGTGAAGCAGCGCGTAGCCGCACTATACGCGCGTAATCCAACCTTCGTGGCTAAACGCCGCCGCTCTTTAGATTTTGAGGTTTGGGATGAAAGCCCCGAAACGCTTGGGTTGGTACAATCGACTTTCGCGCAAAACCCACTCGATCCAACAGCGCAGCAGATCCTGACCACTACGATTGAGGATATTCAAAAGGCGTCATCTAAGCGCGCTGTACTCTCGCGCCTCGGTAAGACCCTAGAGCTTCTATTGGATGACCAGCTAAAAGAGCAAGACCCAAACTTTAAAAAGCAGATGAAGCAGCTCATCCGCCGCGTCGAGACGGCAGGCGTCGCTTACGCTAAGATTGATTATCAGCGCACAACCAAGCACCGCCCCGATGTAGAGAGCCGGATTTCCGATGCATCTCAGCGACTATCCACGGTGCGCAGGTTAATGGCCGACCGCCTGGATGGTGAAATCGTTGAAATGTCAGCTGAAGCTTTTGAGCTGGAAACGACGCTGCAGGGCTTAGAAGATGAAGACCAGATCGTTCTGCGTGAAGGGTTGGTCGTGAGTTTCCCGAGCGCGACATCGATTATCATCGACCCCCGTTGTCGCAGTATCGAAGGGTTCTTGGGCGCTGACTGGCTGGCTGAAGAGTTCTTCTTAGCGCCGGACGAGGTAAAAGAGGTGTTTGGCGTGGATATCGGTAAGCAATTCAAAGCGTTTACGGTCAACGGCGCGCGTGACAGCGATCTTAGAGAAGCCGGACAGGTTGATCCGATGCTCACTGGTGGCATCTTTGAGGGCTCTGTTGATACGTTTTCCAAGGTTTATATGGTGTGGGATAAAAAAACAGGGACACATTTTGCCATAGCTGAGGGATATAATGGCTTCTTGAGTGCGCCGCAGATACCCGATATCACGATTGAGCCGTTCTTCCCGTTCATCCCTTTAATGTTTAACGAGATCGAACATGAGAAAAAGATATACCCTTTGTCGGATATCCGGCTGCTCCGTCATGTGCAAAAAGAATATAACCGTTCCAAAGAGGCGCTCAGGCAGCACCGCATCGCTTCTGCCCCGCTATATGCGGCGGCAGGAGGGGTCTTCCCGAATGAAGACCAGCGTAATTTAGCGCTGCATCTACCTCACGAGTGCGTCGTTATCGAAGGCATGGCTGATGGAGAAGATGTGAATTCTAAATTGCAGATGGTTAAGAAACACCCCATTGATCCTAATGTTTACGAAACAAATCACCTATTTGATGATTTAACGCGCATCGTTGGTGTCCAAGAGGCGAGCTTAGGCGCTATTTCAGGCGCTACCGCGACTGAAACGTCTCTTGCCGAGGACACAAGACTGTCTTCGCTTTCCTCTAATGCTGATGATTTAGATGAGTTCTTGAGCGAACTGGGGCGCTTAGCTAGTCAGATACTCCTGCATGAAATGCCGGAAGAAGAAGTCAAAGAACGTGTCGGCCCTGGAGCAGTTTGGCCTAAATTCTCTAAAGAAGAGATTATGAACGAGCTGATGTTGGAGGTTAAAGCCGGGTCTTCAGGACGTCCAAATAAGATGCAAAAAGCAGTAGCTCTGGAGAGATTGCAGCCAATATTGATGCAATTGCCTGGGGTAAATCCAAAATGGATCTTCGAGCAAATCCTTGATACCGTTGATGAAAACATAGACATCACCGATGCCTTTATAGATGGCCTACCTTCGATTGTAGCGCAGAACGGTATCACCCAGGCCGGCACTGGCGATCCTGCATCTGACCCCAATGCGCAAGGCGCGCAAGGGGGACAGAACGATCCGAGCGGAGTAGACCCCCGTAGAGGGGCATTAGCGGAGATACCCGCTCCTAATGCAGATCCTAATTTCCTTGTGAATTAGATAGTTGCGCAAACCTAAAAAATCCTATAATATTTAAAGTGGTTGCATCGTTGTGAAACGACGCATTTCTCGTAGATAGACAAAAGGACGATAAACATGCCGATCTCAGGAGATCAGTCTTCAGCGCCGTCTGCTGAAGAAATAACCGAAAATGTTACTGACGGAACACAAAAGGAAGCGTTAAACGTTGATAATCCTTCAGACACTTCAGATCCTGGCTTGGACGATAATACCTCCGTGAACTCGTCCGACACGGACACAGACGATAAACAAAGCGGCGAAGAGGAAACCCCGGCAGATTTTGTGTCGAAGATCCTTGAAGCTCAGGAAGCCTCGTCAGCTACCGATGAAGATGGTGATAAAAAACCGGATAGTTCAACTTCTTCTGTCAAAGACGGTCAAGCGCAAGATAGCTCCGAGAAAGATGCAACCGAGGGCGAAGACCGCACTGACGCAGAAGGAGCGGACGTACCTGATAAGTTTTCAGATCATCCAGCTTGGCAACGTATAATTACCGAGCGTGATGACGCCAAAAAGCAGATTGAAACGCTGAGTGAAGACGCTCAGCATTTTAAGCAGCTTGAAGACTTTATTGATACGAACCGCATCGACGCTAATGATCTTATGGAGACCATGCAGCTTTTAGCACTGCGCAATGCCGACCCTCAAGCATTTTACAAACGTGTATTTGTTGATCTCAAGGACCAGATGGACCAAGAGATGGGTTTTACATTGCCCCCAGAGCTACAAGACAAGGTTGACCAAGGCATGATCACTCAGGAAGACGCGCAAGCGCAGTCCAGGGCTACAGCCGAGGCCAACTATTTCAAAAACCAAGTTCAGGTTGAGAAGCAGGTTCAACATAGATCAGCCCAGCAGCAACAGCAGGATCAGGCCGCTCAAGGTATAGAGCAGTCCGCGAGTGCCGTTAATGTCTGGGAGCAGAAGATAAGAGCTAGTGACCCGGATTATGATACCCATCTGAAACCGCTTGTCGAAGACAGATTAACAGCCGTTCTCTATCAATATAGACAACAGGGTATCCCTGTTAATGAGCAAACAGCTGTGAAGCTCGCGCAAGACGCTTACCAGGTAGCTGTAGATAGACTGCAGGCTGTCCGACCTAAGCCGAAAGCCCGTACCCCTCTGTCCCAGAATAGCGGTGTGTCCGTGGACGATACAAAAATCCCCGATGATGCTAAGCCCGCAGACTTTGTGGCTCAGCTACTCGGCGTATCGGCCTGAGTTCAAACTATAAACCCTTAAAGGAGTGTCCAAATGGCATTTTTAACCGCACAAGAGCTCGAAAATGTTGCGAACCAATATTTCGATTACTTTATAAAAAATAAGATCTTGGATCAGTCGATCCAGGACAAACCTCTGCTTAAAGCACTGCGCGCCAAGCAAAAAACGTTTCCCGGTGGTAAAGAGAATATCCACGGCAATGTTAAGTTTGAGCACAGCGTGAGTTTCCAAGGTTATGAAGGCGACGAGACTGTTGACTTCGGTAACCCTGCGAACGTTAAGCAGTTCAGCTACCCTTGGAAAGAACTTCATGGCGGCATCAAGATCACGCATTCCGAGCTTAAGAAAGCCGGTATTACAGTGGTTGACAGTGCAATGGGTGAAAACCTGCGTCGGAATAACCAAGAGAGCGTTATCCGCATCACGTCATTGATGGATGATAAGATGCAAGACATGAGTGAAGGCTTGATGGAGAGCTTGAACGAAATCATGTGGCGCGATGGCACGCAAGACGCCAAAGTGTTCCCAGGTTTGATGTCTTTCATCGTTGATGATCCTACTACCGGTGTTGCCGGCGGCATTGATCGTGCATCTCAAGCGTTGTGGCGCAACCTGGCAAAAGTAGGCGCTAATAAGCTTACGGCTTCTAGAACGAACCAGACTATCACTCGTACGCTACGTCAAGACATGCGTCAGCTTACTCGCTACGGCGGTAAACCTGATTTGTGGCTTTGTGGCTCAGCGGCTATCGAAGCTCTTGAGATCGAAGTGTACGAAAAAGGTTCGATCACAGATGCTGGGTTTACCAACAACGGTCAGACAAACTTCGGTATGGCTGATATCCGCATGGGTAATGTGGTATTCCGTTATGACCCAACACTGGATGATCTCGGCAAGTCTGACTACGTTTATGGCGTAGACACTCGTCACATCTACCCAATGGTCATGGATGGCCAGGACATGAAGAAGCACAACCCAGCACGTCCTGCTGAGAAGTACGTTCTTTACCGTTCTGTCACATGGACTGGTGGTATGGTCGCTGATATGCTTAACGGTTCCGGTGTATGGCAGCTAGCCACAGCCTAATTTTAGTTTCTAGAAAGGAAAACTTATTATGTCACATAAAGCAGTAGAACTAACTTTAGCGTCTGATGTAGCCACCGCCGGTACGTTTACCGTAGGTTACCCGTCAGGCACTAATCTCGGAGATTTCGAGAACGGTTTTAACCATTATTTCAACGCGATGGGCGCTCAGTTCCGTCACCCGGAAGATTTCACGATCTCCTTCGGTGCGGCGCTGGCAACGATCACATATAATGGCGCGACCACAATCCCGGCAGGTACAAAGGTGTACTTCAACTTTGACATAGAAGGGCGCGAGCAAGCGTTCATCTATGGCGAAGTGGGACCTTTGAAAGTGCGCAAGCAAGTTGTGGGTGCTCAGCTACTGGATACAGTGCTGATCAACCTCGGCGCTCCAGCTGCAGCAGACCCTAACGGGGTTGCTGAGTCTCAATCTGGCGCTGCTGGCGCGCTTACGCTTGATGGTGCTCTCGTTAATGCCGCAGGCGTAGCGGTGTTTGACGTGCCTCGTAATGTCACGGTTGATAGTGGGGGCGCAGATACTGCGGTTCTCACAATCACAGGGACAGACGTGTACGGCATGACACTTGTGGAAGCGATTACCCTTAACGGCACAACCGCCGTTGTCGGTAAGAAGGCCTTCTCAACTGTCACAGGGATTGTATCCGGCGCCACCATTGCTAATGGTGCGTTCGTGGGTACAGGCTTGGCGCTTGGTATGCCTGTCTATCTCAATGATGTCGCGTATGTCATTGACGAACTTGAGGACGGGGCGGATGCAACACCTGGCACATTTATTGCTGGCTTGGCGCAGAACACCAAGTCTACAGCAACGACTGCCGATGTTCGCGGAACGCTTACAACAGACAGCGCACCTGATGGAGCGAAATCGTTCACCATCTTGGCTGCGTTGTCTGATGCATCGTTCTTAGGCAATGACCAGTTCGCTGGTTAATTAAATTTACCCCGCCCGCAATGCGGGCGGGGTATTTAATCGAAAGGTAGAGAAAATGGAACGTTACAAAGCTACAGTACGACTTGGGGGAAGTATGAATAATACGGTCGCCAGGATTAATTTATCAGCAGCAGAAATCATGGTGCTACAGCACATCCACGGTGAAGATGCGGTGGTCGACGTCGAGCGCACAAGCAAGACAGACAGCATGCCCTACGCTAAAGAATATGATGCACTTCTTAAAACGTACGGACGTAAAGCCGTAGTTGAGGTTTTCCCGGGCACACGACCTGTCCTCCCCGGCACGCTGAAGGACGCGGGTATCGCGATAGATAACCCAGCAGACGTCTCAGTTGACCCGCGTGGCCCCAATTTTGACAGACAAAACCAAGCTTACAAAGATAAACGTGACGGGCTATCCGCCCAGGACGAAATCTCTCTTGATCTTGGCTTAGGTGCTGCGATAGCTGACGAAACGGCTGGGTCTCCAGACGCGGCAGCGTGATCACATGCGGGGAAAGTCGTTTGAAAGTTTAATAGAGGGTGTGCGCCTCAGAACGGGGCGCTCGCCATCTTCTGCTTTCGGGCAGAACGAGCTTGAGGCGATTAAGTACTTGATAAAGCATTATTATGAGATGCTTTATTTTGACTACGATTGGCCCAATCTCTACGTTTTCCAGTCGAAAAAAGACATCCAGGCGGGGCAAACCTTATATGATCCACCGCTTGATGTAGACCTTGAGCGCATCGTTCGGGTTGAAGCGCTGAACGGGGGTGTATGGAACCCCGTACATCGGGGCATAACGCACGACCATTTGAACGTTTTAGATGCTGGCGAGCGTCAAAACCCTATTCAAAGGTATGATATCCAATGGTCCGGTGCGGCTGCACAAATCAAAGTTTGGCCGGAGCCCTCGACCAATATCACTACGGGCTTAGCGTTTACGGGGCGTAAGAAGTTCGTCCAATTGGTAGATGAGCAGGATATTGCTCTAATCGATGACCAGATCGTGATCGGGTTTACCGCCTCTGAGCTATTGGCGCAGGATGAAAACTCCAGAGCGCAGAGCGTACTGGCTGATACACGTCAACGCTACAATAAACTGAAGTTCCGTCTAGATAAAACGCGGGATAGCAGCTTCTCCATGCTTGGAGTGCAACGTGAAGGTCAATTCCAAACGCACTTGGATAAAGCGCTATTTTTTAAATAAAGGTTCCTTATGGGCTATTTAATCATCGAGGATTTTAAGGGTGGGCTGGATAAGCGTAGACTTGAGCTCACGTCGCCTTCGGGGTCTCTCCAGACACTATCCAATGCGCACATAACCCGCGGCGGGGAGATCGAAAAAGCTCGCGCGTTCGTTGCTGATCAGACGCTGCCTGTAGGGGCCACCTTTGGCTTAGCTGCGGTGAGTGGCGAGCTCTATGTGTTTGGGTCTTCAACTGATCCAGGCGTGCCTCCTGCCGTAAATTATGTTCAGCTTTCCAGTCCAGACAGTGCCGCCATGACCGCGGTGGATGATATCGAGGTGTTTTCCGGTAAAATATACGTCGTAGCGAGTTTTGATGACGGCACTCAGCATCACTTCTATGACGGAGCGATTGCGGATGATTGGTACGAAGGCTTGGTGCGGGCTTCGCAGAGTGATCTTGAGACGGTTGCTCAGGATTTAACGGATTTCATAAATGCAGATGAGCAAAACGTCACGGCTGGCCGGGTTTCATTAACTATAACGCTGACAGCCAACGAAGTGAACGACCCGTTCACGGATGTCGTTTCCACCTCTAACGGAGGCAGCGTAGACGACCAGACGATCCTGGCGACAAACATAACCCCCGCCGCCGTGCCTGATGCTCAAGTTGACGAAGTTGTGCTCGGCGGAACGTTTGATCCTGGCGATAAGTTCACTATCACGATAGACGATAATCAGTACGGCGCCAGCCGAGTTACCGGCAGATTAGTTGTGGACGTTAAAACGCATAAAGATAAAATTTATGCCGCAAGCGGCAAAGACCTGCTATTTTCTGGCGTTGCTGAGCCTTTGAAATGGAAAAGTCAAGATACTGGTAGCGGTCTAATCGACATGAGCTCACAAGCCTCATCCTCCGATGAGGATATTACCGCTCTAGGCGTTTATCAGAACTCTCTTGTCGTATTTACTCGCCGGACTACGCAGATATGGTCCATGGACGCTGACCCGTCTTTGAATATTCAGCTGCAAGTGCTTGATAATATTGGCACTCGCGCACCCGGGTCGGTGGTTTCCTTTGGCGCTCTCGATGTATTCTTCTTATCCGACAGCGGTATCCGTTCACTGCGCGCCCGCGACAGTTCTAACCAGGCCGGTGTTTCTGATATTGGTACGCCGATCGATAGCTTAGTTGTTGAGGGGATGAACACCCTGGGCGATACGATCATACAGGCTGCTCAAGGGGTTATAGAGCCGAAAGACGGGAGGTATATCCTGGCTTTAGGTCCGGTGATGTACGCATTTTCTTTCTTTGAAAGCTCTAAAGTTTCTTCGTGGTCCACTTACGAGCGTAGCCTAGCGGTCGAGCGTTGGGCCACAATCGGTAATAAAGTCTACGCGCGTGCGGGTGACACGATCTTTCTGCTTGGCGGCAGTGATGGGCAGACCTACGATAATCCGGGGGTGACGGTAGAATTTCCTTATATAGATGCCAATCGTACGGCGACGTGGAAGCGCTGGACCGGTTTCGATGTCGCACTCGAAGGGCAGTGGACGGTGGAGATAAATACCGACCCTAATCAGCCGGACGTATGGGAAACGATAGCGATAGTAAGTGAAAGCTCATATACCAAATTGCGGTTAGGTATTCAGACGCTTAGCCCCATTATAAAGTTAAGGTTTACCAACGCGGACAGTAATTATGCAAGGATTGGGAATGTAGCGCTTCATTTCGTATCGACAAGAGATGACTAAGATCCAGATCATAACACCTGATAAGATGGATCTACCGGCCTTGGTGAAGCTGGGGCGAAAAATGCATGAGGAGAGCGCGTATAAAAAGTTTGAATATAATGAGCGTTTAGTGCATTTCTTCCTTGAGAACTCCATCGCTGACGAGCAGCGTTACATAAGAACAGCGGTTATAGATGGGGAGTTTATCGGGGGTATTGTAGGAGGTCTCGTTCCTTATTTCTTTTGTGATGAGCACTATATCGAGGAATATTCGGTCTTTATTGACCCGGTGCGCCGCGGAGGGTATGCTGCAACTAAGTTGATTGCTGATTTTGAGAGATGGGGTAAAGCGCGTAAGGCCCGCGAAATTTGCCTAAAAACCTCAACAAAGGTTAATATGAAACGCACGCATGATTTATACGTCCATTTAGGGTATACTGTTCATGGCGGTGTTTATAAGAAGGAGATTAAGTAATGGGAGGCGGAGGAGGCGGCGACGGTGGAGCGCGTCAAAGAGAGCAGGATCGGCAAAACCGAATATCGGAAGGTAATACGGCGATTGACAGCGCGTTCTCTGGTTTCAATGATGATTTCTTTGGAGGGATAAACAGCAACTTCTTGAGGTTCCAACAACCTGAAGTGGACAATCAATTTAGAGATGCAAAGAAGAATCTTACTTTTGCGCTCTCACGCTCCGGCAATTTATCCTCTTCCGCTGGCGCAAACGAAACCCGTAAATTGATTGAGCAGCTAAATCGCGCTAACCAATTGGTGGCAAGTGAGGCTGACCGCTTCACTCAAGATTTAAGGGGTAATGTATCCAACAGCCAATCAAATCTAAGGTCACTGCTTACCTCTACTGAAGATCCAGTCGCTGCAGGCAATCAAGCGCTGGCTGAAGCTCAAAGGCTTAACCAGCCCCCCGTATTTGCCCCATTAGGGCAGCTCTTTAGCGGGGTGACTGATAGCCTTAACCAAGCATTTAACACTTCACAGAACGGCTTTAGAGGCGCGTTAGGCGCAAGATTGTTCGGTGGTAGCGGAGGCGGGGGAGGAAGCACCTCGGTATTTCGATAATGGCCATACAATTAGCCCCTTTACTTTTAGCATCCATCGCCCTTCAAGGCGCATCGTTCGTCGCAAATCGCGCAGCGCAGCAGAGGGTCGAGCGAGCCCGTAATAAAGCCATTGAGGCAGAGAATGCTCGGCAGAAAGGGTTCGCAGAGCAGAGCCGCCGCCGCTTCAACGATACCTTGGAAAACCAAGGGCAGGAAGGTTTTGATGCTCAAAGAGAGGCAGAGGTGTCTCGCTTAGATGACCGGTTCTCTGATAATGTGCAGGCCGCTACAGACCCTGCGGCGCTATTGCCTGGTAACTCTGCGGCTTCTCAAGGCGCGCAGAATGAGGTTATTAACGCGACCGCGGGCGCAAATGCAGGAGGTAGGCAGGACGCACGCAGTCGTGCGCTCGTCCAAGCCCTTGGTAATACACAGTTCTTAAACGATATTAACTTTAAAAGCGCTGCCGGTGAGGTAGCGAAAAACGCTAACTTTGCGAGGGGTTCCCAAGCGGTGTTGCCTTTCGAGCTTCAGGCCGCGAACAGCAAAGGTAACGGACTGAGTACTCTAGGGGCGGTTTTGAGCGGATTAAGCTCCGCAGCTGGCGCTGCAAATGGGGCAGGGCTATTCTCTGCAGGGGGGTTAACACTGCCCGGCACCGGCGCCAGCTCTTTTGTACGTGGGGGGGTGCCTTTCCCGGGTTTCAAACCTTCTCGTTTGAATTTCTTTAACCCTAATTTATTGACGTAGAGAATGACCGCAGACCGCCAGATAAATAATCAGCTTATATCCCAAGGTATCGGGAGCTTAGGCACCGC